CTTCAATGTTTTCTTGAGGTCCAACTATGTTCTCGTAATCAATCATACCTAATGTTTCCCCTATAGAGCTTAGTGATATTATGTTTTCAGTTACACGATGCAGATCCATATCGTCTTTTGCATCTTCTCTAGCATATTCGAGTAAACGAATAAATAAAGGAACATCTAATTTGATTGTATCTTTTGGGTTCATTTTAGTAGTTGTTTGGTTCTTCTACTTCTTTACCTTCATCTAAGGTAACTGTTAAATCATATTTAATATCTCCATTATCTAATGCTGTATAGTTCACATCAGGGTTTCCTTCAATTGTGATTGTTCCACCGTTATCTAAAATATATTGATGGGCAGATTTAAATTCATTAGCAGCCTCACCATATGAATCTTCATCAGCATATTCATTTGCTTCCCAAACTCCACTAACTTTTTCTCCTTCCTCTGCATCTTCAGGAATAGACATGTTAATCATACCATCCAAAAATTCTTCAACTCCATTTCCTTCATTTTCATTTAAATCTTGTTCTCTGTTTTCAAATTTAGTTTCGTATCTTTCTTTTAAGAAATGTTCAAAAGCATCTTCGTATACTTCTTTAGTACGAGATGGGATTTGGTTGATTGCTCCAATTCCAACAATTCCTCCTGCAACAAAATGTTCGTTTAGAGATTCTTTTTCTTCTAATTTTGCTTTATATTCATCTTCTGTGATTATGCCAGCTAGCATTTGCATGCGTAATTGTTCTTTATCCATGTTATTTTATTATAAATATTAGAGTCCTTTTGTTTCTACGATTTTCTTCAATTTTTCCAAGTACAATATAGCATCCATATGTTCTTGTTTAGCATGCTCGATCCATTCTAATACATTTAAGTCTTCACGATCTAAATCAACTCCATATTTTGTTTTACCAAATGATGCTCTTTCAACAAATTGATCTATAATTGAATCTACAACTGAATCTGTAACTTTAATTTCTCTATTCATTTTTTTAATAACTTATCTATTTCTTTGTCTTGCATTCCCATATCATATAGAACTCTTCTGGTTCCATTTTCACGAAGTATATCAATGTATTCTTCTACTTCACCTAAACCACATTCAAAATATTTGGCTACATATTCTACTAAAGTAGCAGGCTGTCTCTTTGTTCTTGATTTAATATATTTCAAGAACGTTTTTTGTTTTGGAATCATCTCTCTATAAATTTGATATATTTGTTGTTTACTATCGTAAGGTATAGTTTGAATATAATTTGCTACTTCAATATAGTTTATATTCATAGATACGTATCGATGTATTATATAGGAGTTCCATTTATCCCACGATTCCTCTGAAATATTTTCAAGGGGGGTTTTATAGAGGGTGATTTCGTTCAACCACCCCCAAATATCCTTTATTTGTTTTTTAGACATCTAAAGTAATATCTTTATATTCGTCACGGATTTCTTTTGGAAGTGAATCTGGTAAGATTTTCTTTGTTTCCAAATCATAAAATACAGGGATAGGCATTAGCATGTCTTCGTCTGATCCAATCATGAATTTAGATACTTTACGGATTACTACTGCTTGTCCGAATAATTTACCTCCGTCAAATCCTTCTACAGAGGTTGTGTTTTTAAAGTCAATGTTTAATTGTGGTTGTTCCATTTTTATTTGTTTTTATTTGTTTTTTCTTTTTTATATTCTATAAAGTCATGTATAAACCCAGCTGCAACTATTATGTTCATTCCCAATGACATTACTATTTCATGTAAATCAGCATATATTGATGTCATCAAATGTATATGTCCGACTGTCCAAAAAGGTACGGACAAATTTTGAGATACCCACGAAAGAGTATATTTTATAAAATGCTTCATATTACCTCTATTATTTTAGCAATTGCAGACATTACATTAATTTCTTTATCTATTCTAAAGTTAGCTTGGTATAGATGTTCGTTTAATATAATTGAAACTGAACCTTCACTTCCTGGGGCATATTTTGGAGAATACTCAAATAATGCACGATACAGTTCCTCAAAGTCCTTAACATTTGAATCTGCTATAATTTGTCTAATAGTAAGCCATTTCTTACTACCTGCTAGCTCTTTCAATACCTCTTTAATATAGTTGTTTGAAGTTACAACTGTTTCATCTAGTACAATTTTGTCATCTTTTACAGACATTTGTAAAACGTTTAACATTTTACGCATATCGGGATAGTATTTTACAATCAATGATTTTAAATCTTCAGGTGTATAAGATATACTTAATTGATCAGCTAATATCCAAGTTAAATGTTTGTATACATCTTGTTTTGTTGGTGGTACAATTTTAAGTACCTGGCAACGGGATTGGAGTGGGTCAATGATTCGCTCTACAAAGTTACAAGTTAATATAAAACGTGTTGAGCGAGAAAATGTTTCAATTACATTACGTAATGCGGCTTGACCTTGAATAGTGATGAAATCGGCTTCGTCTAATATTACTACTTTGATACCTTTCCAAGATGCAGCACTAGCGAATCCCTTTACTTTCTCTCTAATAGTGTCGATTCCGTTTTCGTCAGATGCGTTTATATAAAGGTAATCGCAGTCTAGGTTTTTGACTATGATTTTGGCTAATGTTGTTTTACCTGTACCTGCAGGGCCGTAAAAAATAAAGTTTTGAATATCACCTTGGTCAAGGTATTTTTGGATTGTGTCTTTAACGTTTTCGTTACCAACGTAGTATTTTAATTCGGTAGGGCGAAAACGCTCTACATATAACGTATTTTCTTTCATAACCTTAATATACAAAAAAAGCTTGCACTAGGCAAGCTCTTTATTTAAATACTATATGTTTGTTTTAATCTCTAAAATCATATGATACCCAACCTATATCGTTTCCTAATTCTTCAGGAAAACCAAATTCTGTATTACCATCTCTAGAAAATTTTGATAATTCTATTATATATCCAGAATATCCTATCATTATCATTTTTCCTCCACCACCACCAAATTTGAATTTTCCCACTCCATCTGCGTGGTAAACTACAACCCAATTTGAATCTCCAAGTAGTCCAGGTCCTTTTAATCTTGATTGTAAAACTGCACGAAGTATTGGATAAAAATTATTAAAATCTAATTTATTGGGGGGAGATACAGCTTTAGATTTTGGTAATACTCTTTTATTAATCCCAGGAATTTCTCCTAACCCATTGTTCCATTCCCCTGTTAAAAGGTATTTATATTTACCATTTTCATCAACATAAACAGCATCATTTCCTTCAGGATTTTTGGAAACAAAAATTAATCCTTGAGAGGCATCATTATATAATTCAAATAGTATTTTTTTAAACTTTGCGGTAAAAGCATCGTTTTCTATTGCTCTTCTAAGTTTTGTCTTATTACCTTTAACTTCATCTTCATATCCGGGGGCTGCATATGCTTTTCCAATTTTGCCCATTGAATCTTCTTCCTCTAGTTTAGCTTTATATTGACTTTCAGTAATGATTCCAGCCAACATTTGCATACGTAATTGTTCTTTTGTCATTTTATTTTAATTAAATTTCGTTTTTGGTGATAAATATACAAAAAAAAAGTAAATTCACCAATGATTTTTAAATATTTTTTAAATCGAAATTGTCCATATTATTTTATTATTCCTGCTCGTCTAAGCATTTGGTATTGTTCAAAATTAAATTCTTGTTCTTCTTTTAAAGTTGTTTTTTTAACTAGAAGTTTTTGTCTTTGGTCTTTTGAAATCCCAGTTACTACTAGTTTATATTGTCTTCCAGCATCTGTTTCAACAGGTTCAATTTCGTATTTTGCTGTTGGAACTTCTCCAATTTCTTTTTGGAATGCCGCTCTTGCCTTTTCAACTTTGTCTCTTGAATCAGCAGTATAAGATAGAGGTGGTACCTCTTCTGCTTTTGGTTTTTCTACCGTTTTAGGTGCTTCACCTGCATCTTGTTCTACATCCACTAAAGTATATTCAACACCCGCATTGTCCATGATTGTTTTCAATACTTTGGACAAATATGGTTTTGTTTTGTATGGGTTTTCTAGAGTGTAAGGGAAAACAATTTTATCGTCTTTTACTATATAGTGAACATTTTGTTCCAATTTACCACCATACTTTTTCAAATTGTCTGGTGTTTTCATTGGATAGTAATTTTTACCATATGTTCCAACTAAACTTTTTGGGAGTGATTTACCTGATAGAGTATATAGGTAATCATTTAGGCTACCATCGTTTCCTTCTGCTTGCCATTTTTCATATCCATCTGCTGCTTCTTTTTCAGTAGCAGCCCATGCATCTGGTACTCTATTTTTAATATCAATGATTTTAAATGCTTTTTCGTCATCTGAGCGGGAGTCCCAATCTTTCCAAGCAGCTCCTGCTTTTTGTGCAGGAATTGAAGGACCGAATGCTTTTTTAATAGCTTCGGGATCTCTCATGTTTTGCGCGTAAATACCATAATTTTTAGTATCATCTAGAGCAGCTAAAGCAGCATCTAAATTTTTAGGTTGAACGGCTAAATCGTAACGAACCTTTAATTGGCCCATTCCATCTTCGTCACCTTCAATTTCGCGTAAGATATCAGTTAATTTCATAATTATAAATATGTAAAAAAGGAGACCCGTTAAGCTGGGTCTCCGTAAATATTAAAGCGTTTAATAGGTTCAGGTACAATTTCTTTTTCCTCATTTCGTATAACATAAAGTTTACTATCTAGAGGAGCTAAACGAAATTCTGCCTTTTCCTGGTTTTTTTCGAACCATGCCTCTAAAGCATCTGTAAGTGATTTGTGAATCACTTTACTTTTATCTCCCACAAGCACCCACTGGTCTCCAGGGGGTACTCGTGTTGCGATAAGTTCATTGTATTCTACTTTCTCTGTTTGCATTACATCATCATTGAAGGGTCATACATTGGTTGTTCTTGCTTTTTGTCTTCTGGTTTATCTACTACAACACATTCTGTTAATAGAATAGTTCCAGCAATTGAAGCAGCATTTAATAATGCATTTTTAGTTACTTTTTGTGGATCA